GTCCGATGCAGAATATGCTCCTGGAACTGTGGTTGAATTTGGCGGCGATTGCGAAATCACAGCCACACACAGCAATCATTCTGTTGCTGTGGCCGGCATCATATCAACCGATCCCAGCTATCTAATGAACAGTTCACAGGCTGGAGAACATGTGTTGCCAGTGGCGCTTACAGGACGTGTGCCCTGTCGTGTAATTGGTCCAATTGACAAGGGCGATCGTTTGGTTGCCAGCGACCAACCTGGCATAGCACAAAGATTAGACAATACCCAATATCAACCTGGTTGCATTATTGGCAAGAGTCTGGAAAACTACGATTCTCAAGATCCGGGCATGATTGAAGTAGCAGTGGGCAGAAACTGATGCAGGCCCGATATAGATCGGACTACGCAGGCGAGTTTTTGATACTGGAATCCAAATGGTCCGGTGGCAAGAAAACAGAAAGTCGTGAGTGGATTCCAAATCCCATTGAGAATCAACACATCAGTGGACGTGCTGCCTGTATTGGCAGTAACATAGATCGTCAGTGGTTTGACTATACTCGATTGTCCCGGCATCGTGGCGGTCTACTCAGCAGTAAAAAATTACAAACCTACGGCACCGGATCAATCGCCATGGAAATGCGATTGGACTTCACTGTAGAAACCAATGCAGATCAGTTGGCGGCACTAAAGCAAGCTGGCCTACAACAAGACAGTGTGGTTTATACCACCACTAGAAATTGTATCAATAATCCAGGCGAATTTTATATCATACCTCAACGTCCATTGATTGTGGACTTGGCTGTGTTGGTTTACCTGGCAGCATTTGATGGGCATCGTGAAATATTCTTGCTGGGCTACCATCGCGAAACCGCTGGAGGTCGCAATACCTGGATCACTGACATTGCCAACATATTCAAAGCATATCCAGTTGACTTCTACCTGGTAGGTGAACCCACTATCATGCCCGATGAATGGTTAGACTGCGCCAATGTGAGAACCATAAACTATCAAGACTGGATCAGCTACTGCGATATATCGCAATAGATCAATTGGTCAGTTTCAAACTAGATTCAATGGTAAGTATTTTGCTTTGAACCGCATCAAAGTTCACAGTTGACCAAAGACCTGGATGCATGGGTCTAGGCCATATGCCAGAATCAATCCAGGCATAGCCGGTGTGTTCATCGTTGAGCTTGGGCCGGAACTCTGTGGTCACTGTGCAGAAAAAAGTATGATACTCAAAGCCTGAATCTACTGTGGTAAATTTTTCCAGGGGAATCATGCGTATGTAGTCTGGAACAGATCCCATTTCTTCTTCACACTCGCGATGCATGGCTGACAATAAGGTTTCTCCAGATTCCACACGACCGCCTGGCAGGCCCCATGACCCTGGGTGTTTGGGATCGTTTCTCATGAGATACAGATAGCGTTGTGTATCAACCGCATAGAACCAAACGCCAACAGCTTTTACAATACTAGACTCCACGAGCCCCCCGGATAAAGACCTTGATATGATTTGACCCATGTAGAACCGGTCCAGCGATACTGTAATTCTGTAGTGATGTTGGTGACATACTGTATATTATCTGGACTTGACGTGCTGTCAAAAGAAACTATCCAGCGTCCGCCCTGATACTGTATGATGTCATTGGCACGGGCCACCAATGGTTGTCCGCCAGTTCCTGTCCAGGCATCAGGATTATCTGCATCAGGATTGGTAAAACTTCCTGTGTCTTGGGTCAATAGATAGCGTTGATTTGTTGCTGCCGCAGGCAACCCATTTCCAGGACCGCTCAGTAACGGATCTATCACAGCATTGACTGGTGCCAAGGTATTGGCCGGAACAGTGCCGGTATTGGCCGAAAACAACAAGAATCGATCATCAGTTGGATCAAAGCTCACATAGCCCATTACATCAGTGCCGTCGGGCTGTTCCAAAGTCACGTAGCTAATACCCGGACGCAGATTACCAGCGCCATACATGTTGACTATGCTGTGCCACATTAGATTACTGTCAGGGCTATCTGGAGGAATCAAACTGATATTGGATTCATCTACCACCTGTTGTTGTCGTAGAGCCTGCAACTTGTTGTCAATCAACAACACTTGATAACCGTATGGTGTAAATTTTTGTCTGGTTCCTAATAGTAGATCGCTGTTGGTCAATGCATTGTTCAAATCACCTTGTGCATCATACACACTGGCAATGATACGTTCAACCACACCCAACTTCTTGACCTTGGCAGGAGGGGTGATCCACATGGGCAAGGTAAATGACAGGGTAGCAATATCAATTGGATTATCTTGATTAATTGGAATAACTCTACTTGACCAACGCACATCTTTGAGATTCAACACAGTCAAACTGGTCCAATCAATGTAGTTGTCGGTGCTTTGTATCTCCAAGGCAGGATTGAACAGAGTTAGAATCTGTTCCAACAACTGCATTTTTTGATTGGTGTTACTGGTCCAGATATCTAAATTTATGGTCATTTCGTAGGGCACTGGCATGACACGTTCAATGGTAAATGCATTGCCCTGTGTGGTTTCATAAGTTCCTGTGTCAGGATCGTAGGTGCGCTGACGCACAGAAATATTGTCCACAAAATACGGTTCTTGCATGCGAGGACGATCATATTTTAAATCAGTAATATAAAATGTCATCAAAGGAGTAGATGGCATGTCGTTGGCCGAATTGTTTTGCAGGATAGTTTGTGCTTGACGACTGGCATCACCATAGCGAATTGGCACACGCACCAAGGTGTCTGTCGTGGAACCTGGGCCTTGTCCAGCTTCGTTGGTGCCATATTCTACATCAAAATTACTGAAGATTCTAGCAAACTGTAGTAAAAATCGACGTAGCTGTTCGTCATAAAAATATTGTGCCATTATCGTCCTGGGGGTCTTGGGTTGGGTGGTGTAATATTGCCACCTTGATCACCGTTGTCAGGCTGTATTTCCAAAATCTTGCTGAGACTCTGACGACTAGGTATGTTGCCAACATCTGTGGTAGGCACGGTATAGGTATTGTTGACAAAACTGGCTCGCTGGGTAAGGGCTTGAGTTGCATAGTCCAAATCGGTTCTGACATTGTCGCTTATGGCCAGCCAGGCCTTGCCGTTGTAACGGAACAGGCGATTAGGGAAATAGTCCAGTCTCAAGCAGTAATCACCTGAAGCTGGATGCGGTGGAAATTGCACACCAGGTGTGACCGGAAGGCCGTTGGGCGCATGAGTGTCACCGGTTAGATAACCCTGCACATAGCCAAATCCATCAGGTGTGATGTCTAGACCAGATTCGTCGCCAGAACTGGTAGGCCCTTCTGAAGTTGAAGTTAGACCATAACTGCCCGGCTCACCGGTTGATCCTGTGGGCAAGATATAAAACTTTACATTGTCATAGCCCGATACTGGCACGTCTTGATAGGCCTGTGTAAGCAAGGCATCGTTAATGGCCAGATCTTTGGGTCTGGTGCTCATCTTGTCGCCTACAGTATTGGGTGTGGTTGCTGTCCAGTAAGGTAATCCGGTAGAAGGATTAATCGCATCAATTGGTGTGCCAGCTGGCACGTTGCCGTTGGAAGTATAGTAAGTGCCGCCATTGTTGACCACCGAACCATTGGGATAAAAGTTGCCAGGATCCCAAATATTTTCTGGCATGAATGGTTGATTGATGATCTGACTGTATTCTTGAGCATTGACCATGGGTGTGGCCTTGATACGCCACAAGTGTGGCAACCAGGTAACACTAAAGCCTTCTTGTGCATAGTTGGCATCTTGGATCACATAGTATCTAGGCAAGGCCTTGACCAAGGTAGTATCCAAAGGATTGTAATCTTTGAGATTGGGCACTTCAATCACATCGCCCGACATGAGCTTGCGACCAAACGTGTCGATCATGTTGTTGTAGTGAAAGGTCACAAACAAGGTATCACCGTTCAAAAACAAGCCAAACTGTGTAAGATCAAAATCTATGTCCTGTGTGCGATACACTCCACGCATGACATACACATCAGGAGCATACACACGGTCTCTATTTTCCAGCAACAACAGGTCTTCAATGTGTAGCGGATCAGTTGTGGCATAATTGGGTATGGTAGCATCGTTGTTGCCGTTGTCGGTGCCGGCACCTTGCGGACCCAGGTATTTGTGAACGTAAATATCCAAGCCGCCTACGGTATACATTTCAGAAATAGTGCGATCCAAAAACTGATAGTCGTTGGTTCTATTGGGGCGGTAAAGGCTCAAACGTGGCATAGTGTTGTATTTATGGGTTTTATTGACCGATAAATCCTAATCGTGTATAATTATGATTATGGATGAATTATATCAACGCTTGGATTGTGCTGAAAAAGCCATTGCCACAGTAAAAAACAAAGTGGCTCGACGCGATCTGCTCAAAATGGTAAAAGCCATTGATGTAGTAATTGTCAAAGCTGATATGGAAAGTGTAGAATGCCGTAGACTCAAACGAGTTACCACACGCTACAGCGAACTGTTGGACCAGTTAAAAGCTCTACTGACCAATTTAGAGCAACACATAACCTTTGCTAACCTGTTAGGTTGACCTAGCACCAACTTTCACATATAATACAGATTATGGCTAAATCAAACGAAATCAAACGACTGACCCCCAAGGGTGCTGAATTCAAATATGTGGGTCCAGAACCCGAGTGGCGTATTCAACCAACCAGCGAAAATCGTCTGGGCCTCTTGGCCAAAGCATTTCAATGGTATAACTATCACTACGGCAAACGAGATGCCAAGGACATGCTGTGTCAATATTTAGAAATCAATCACCGACCCAAGGATGCCAAGCTCATGCGTGGTATTCCAGATAGCCAAATTCGTGTGACACCGGCCTGGGCTTGCCGTATGACCCTGATTGGACTAGAACTGACCGAACACGAACAGTGCATTGTGGATGAACAAATCAGTGCCATGTTAAAGGCCAAACAGGAAGTCAAAAAAGAACAGGCCGAAGTAGATGCTGATGCCGCCGTGGCCAAGCTGACAATTCAAGATCACCTGCGTGAAAAAGTATCTGAGTGCTGTGGTGAGCTGGAAGGCATGTTTGATGATTTTGTAGTAGCCGGTGCTAAAATGTCAGCCGACTTTAAACCTATTGCGCTCATGCGTGGCATGAACATCAGCCCCAACATGATTTCAACTGTGACTCGTGTATGGGAACTACGTCTAGCTGAATTTAACGAAGTGTTGGAAGGCAAAGACGGCGACCTGGTGGAAGGCTATAGTCATCTCACAAAACTACAACTAAAAAACTGCGTTAAGTTTTGTGAAACTGTAATCAACGACTGCAACAGCTATGTGCAACTGAAAAAAGTAGAACGTAAGCCAAGAGCCAAGAAAGCTGTTAGTCCAGAACGACTCACACGCAGTTTCAAATACCTGCGTGAATTTCCTGAACTCAAACTGAAAAGTGAACCAGTGACCAAGCTGGTAGGTGCTTCTGAAGCCTGGCTCTATGACACAGCCAAACGCAAGTTGATTCATGTCATAGCCGACAGTCACATAGGCACCTTTACAGTCAAAGGATCGGCTGTGGTTGGATTTGACGCCCTGCAGACTGTGCAAAAAACTCTGCGTAAACCTGCTGAGCAACTTAAAGAAGTTACCAGTGGTGGCAAACCAGCGGCACGCAAGGCCTTTGGTGCTATCAAAAGCACAGAAACCAAATGGAATGGTCGTGGCAACGACAATCTGATCATACTATGGGCTTGGTAACTAAGTAATTGGATGTATCCAATACCTACCAAAGTAGATTTCTACATAACCAATGTTTGTAACCTAACCTGCCAACGCTGTAATCGATTTAACAATTTTGATTTTAAAGGCTGGCAGGATTGGCACGAGTATGCTCCTATCTACGAGCAGTGGAGCCGGTTGGTCAGTCTTAGAGCCATCACAATCATGGGTGGCGAACCGTTCTTGAATCCAACTCTCAAAGACTGGGTCACTGGGCTCAATCAATTGTTTGGAATAGAAGTGCAGGTTCTAACCAATGGGACTCGGTTCCTACAGACTCGCGGTGTCTACGACGCCATGATACAGTATCGTGGATCAAAAAATGCCGGTGCCCTGAATCACATAGGTGTCAGCCTGCATACCCCAGAAGATTTTGAACAAATTCGTTCGGACATATATCAATTCCTACAGGGCACTGTGACCGAAGTCAGCAAGGACAAGAATCCCTGGAACGCCGATTGGCAATTTATTGATTCCAACGGCATGATGATCAATGTTTATACCGTGGATCATTTTGTTGGAGCATCTGTAATTCCCAATAGCGACGGCTCCTATACTCTGCACAACAGCGATCCAGTGGAAGCACATGCAAACTGCCCTTTTGCCCGGTGGAAAAGTTATCATTTTATTCGCGGCAAGTTTTACAAGTGCGGTCCCAGTGCGCTCATGCCTGAGTTTGATGATCAAATGTGTTTGGACATTAGCGATCAAGACCGCGCTCTGCTACATGCTTATCAGCCCTTGACCGTGGACAACTTTGCTGAATACCACGAAGAATTTTTTGCCAAGCTGGATCAGCCCATTGCACAGTGTAAGTTTTGTCCACAGTCACATACCATGGAAAAAATACACCCGTTGCGCAAAGGATCAAAGGTAACTAAATAAAAGTTACCAGGAGTCCCCAATGGCAATAGAAAACGAATCCACACTAGACACGCTCAAACAAAATATCTTTGATTATGTTCGCTTGCAACTGGGTGATCAGATTGTTGATATTGAACTGGATCCTTCACACTTTGAAGCGGCTTATCAAAAGACCATTGGTGTCTATCGCCAACGGGCACAGAATGCCTACGAAGAAAGCTATACTTTTTTGGAACTGGTGACCAATGTCAACATCTATACCTTGCCACAGGAAGTAATCACCGTGCGGCAAATTTATCGTAGAACCTTTGGCGACTCAAC